TTAGCCGAGGATATGGCCCTGGTCCTGGATGATGGCGTCATCCAAAGCGTCCAGCAGCCCCTTACGCACCTTCAACTTGGTGTGCTTGTGGGCATTCATGTTGATCTTCTTCAACTGACGCGCCGCTTCCAGCGCCGCCGCGTGCAACTCCTCCGGCTCCACCACCTTATCCAGGAAGCCCGCTTGCAGTGCGCCTTGCGGGTCAAACATCTCGGCATTAATCACCGAGCGATGAAACGCCGACTTACGCAGACGATCCCGCGCCAGCTCAATACCGGCGTGGTGCATGGTCATGCCGATCGCCACTTCATTCAGGCCAATGCTGAACGGGCCCTCCACACCAATCCGATAATCCGCCGACAACAGCAGGAAAGCGCCCTTGGCCACCGCATGCCCAGGGCACGCCACAATCACCGGGAACGGGTGCGACAACAGGCGACGCGCCAGCGTCGAGCCGGAAGTCACCAAGCCAATCGCCTCTTTAGGCCCGGCTGTCATCACCTTCAAATCATAACCACCCGACAGAATTCCCGGCGTCCCGGTGATGACCACCACCGCCCGATCCTTCTCGGCCTGATCCAGCGCTTCATTAAACGCGCTGACCACCGCCGGAGAAATGGCATTCACCTTGCCGTTGCTCAAGGTCAGAGTCGCGATACCGTCTTCGAGGTGGTAAGAGATCAACTCACTCATGACGCGGTTCCTTGTAAGGCTTGTTATAGATAGGCTGTTTATAGACGTGCATGCGCAGACGTTACCCACCACGCCCGCCCCGGTAAAGCGCCGTGACTGACTACCCAGTCAGACTTTTCCCGCACACTCAAGGGTAGACGGCCCGGAGCAGGGCGCAGCAGCCCTGTCAGACACGTGCTACCAATGCCTGAGAATGGCAGAATCACCGCCCCTTGCCGGGCGTGTAACGGCATAACCGTCTAACCGCATGAAAATTCTGAAAAAAACCTTTGCCATCAGAAAGGCTTTCGACTACATTAGCGCGCCTCGACAGACTGAACTGGTTTGACGAGATACGGTGAAGTGTCCGAGTGGCTTAAGGAGCACGCCTGGAAAGTGTGTATACAAGAAATTGTATCGAGAGTTCGAATCTCTCCTTCACCGCCACATTCTGAAAACGCAAACCCCTGATTTTCCTAGAGAAAGTCGGGGGTTTGTGGTTTTTGGCGTCTGAAAAATGACCATATGGGACAGATCTGGGACAGATGGCCTGCTTAGGTCACCGGTCGGTGCAGACGCAGGTTGCAGGGCTAGAGGCGGATTGATAGCTGTCTGTGCACTACACAGTTAGCTAGCACTGAGCAACTCCTGATGAACAGGATCATCAACCTGGAGCACTGGTGAAAAACATACGCTTCGTGAAAGGATGCTATCTAATCAATACGTGAGAGGATCGAATTGAGGTCCTTAGGGGGAGCAGATGAAACACTACCAAGACATGGAAACGGGTGCGGTCTATGCGTTTGAGGATGACCATGATCTTAGTCTATTAGAGGGCCGAAATATGCCTTCGGTGCTTTCTGAAGTTGTTAAGCCTAAGCCTGATGATTCATACGTTTGGTTTGAAAGTGATTGGATTAAGCAGGAAGACGCTCCACTAGGATATGTGCAGCCAATGTCAAGTGTTCCAGCATATAATCCAGCATGGATAGTTCACCTTCACCCTTATACGACGGTATGTCGTGATGCAATCTCAGGTCTGAATATTACGATCGACCAGATTAACCAAAATTCCTATGATGGCCAAAAGCTTGCTGAAATTGTTTCAATCCTTCCATTAGGAACTCCAAGCGGTATACCTGCGCTTATAAGCTTTGATGGGGGTGTTGCTATTCCTCAGTGTGCTGATTTTCCAACAAAGTCTCGCGGAGTTAGTAAGCTTAATGAGATTCTTTGTAGTATTTTGCTGGGGGGTATACATGCGAAAGTGCTTCATCCTGAAGCAGTTGTCATAGGTTTTTTGATCGATAAAGTAAAACTTTTTGATTTTACGTCCTCACTGCATTCTCAGCTTAGATCGAATGAGGCGTCTATAAGTGACCGTATCACACTCTTTTATCCAAGAGCATTGATGGCCGTCGACATTCAGAAGGCTTACCTTCAGGGGCAACAAGTAATATCAGCGGTTGGTAACCTGTCACCTTTTTTCCTTCTAAATGGCTATACAGCAATGGTGAATCAAAATAATAGTGATGCACTCAATAACCTTTGGATCGTAGTGGAGCAAGTTACGGAATATCTATGGGTTCATAGATATGAAAAATCAAAAGTGAATTCTTCTAGTGTTGTTGTAAAGCGACATGCGGAGTTAAAAAAACAGCGATCACTCGACAGGGTTTCCTCAAAGCATGAACTTTTGGGTTTGTCTGGTATTATCAACTCTCCATGTCTGGAAGCACTCAATAAGGCACGTCTCAAGCGGAACTTGTTGGTGCATGCAGGCGAGGTGCCGAATTTGCAAGTAGTTATAGACCTTTGGATGGTTCTCCCTGATTTACTTGAGAAGTCGTCAGGAGTTGAACCGCTTGGTATTAGGGCGCTAAATGGAGTTTTTGATAATGATTGGGCTGGGCCTGTCAATACTAACTTTGATGAGTGGGAGGAGATCGCGGCGAAGGTGTAGTTTTTGTTGGGAATAGAATGTTGGCAGAAGGGACTGTCGAAGCTCCCTTCTTGATAGCTGGCTTCTTCTAGAGTCTTAGAGCTAACTGCAGCATCCCCACAACATCCGGCCCATCTTCATTAATCCACGTGCCATAGTGCTGGCGGATCATGTTGCCGTTGGTGTGTCCCATCTGTTCGGCAATCCAGTCGATCGACGCTATCCCTGTGGTAAGCAACTGACTGGCGTACGTGTGCCGGCACTGACCAGGTCCACGATAGCGAACCCCTGCTGCGAGCAAATGAGCCTTGAAAAACCTATCCCGCACCACGAAGTCGCTAACGTGCGGCAGGCCACTTTTTGTATTCAGGAAGACGAAATGCAATTTATGTTGGCGAACGGTCTTGTTATCCCGCTCAACGATATCAACGGTTTCCGCCTTCTTTTTTCGATTGAGCGCATCGATCTTCTGAAGCGCTTCCCAAGCCGGGGCGAGTAGGCGAACCTTGCGCGTCGATCGACGGGTTTTCGTCACCCGATAAGCCCCGCGCACCTTGGACCGTCGGAACGTCACCGTGCCTTGCTCCAGGTCGACATCCTCCCAGGCCAAAGCGATGGTTTCGGAAACCCGGGGGCCGGCCCATATCATGAACTGGACCATCAACAGCTCCTGCGTGCGGTTGGTGTGGGTTTCCAGGATCTGTTTGATTTCCGCCCTGGTGAACGGGTCGGGTGCCCCGGGATCTGGCAGTCGCACCATTAAACCCTCGGTCGGGTCATGCGCCACTTTCATCCTGGTGCGATAGAGCCGGAACACCTGGCGGACGTTGCTGATGATGTCGCGGATGGTCTTGTTTTTGAGCGTTTTCGACAGGGTTACCTGTATCCATTCCTGCAGGTCCAGATGGTCGATATTTTGGATCTGTACCTTCCCCCAGCGCGGCCGTACGTGAACCTCCGCTTTGTTGGCGTAACCCCGATAGCTGGAAGCCGCGACGCTGTTAGCTTTGATCTTCAACCACAAGTCCAGGTAGTGGCCGAATGTGTTTTCCACCAACTTGACCGAGTTGGGAAAGTGCCGTGCGTAATCGAAGGTGCCGGCCTGAATCTCGTACTCGATGATTTCAACCATGCGCTTAGCCTGGGCAACGTTGGCCGGCGTGTTACCGCCCGGGATTGCTTCCCGGCATTTCTCCCCGTTGTATTGAAAATAGATTCTCACGGACTTCCCGCGAGCTTCGACCCCACTCATGTAAACCCCTAACGCTGTGCTTGTGTATCGACAGTCTGACGATCGGAAACAAAAAGGCCCGTTTCCGGGCCAAGTATCTGGTAGCGCATCTTCTGGTGGACGCGGCTTACCCTTTGGGCTTGTGGTTGCGTAGATGTGCGTTCTGCAGCTGGCGCCGCTGGCTGCACTTGTCATGGTTACCTTGGGCGCGCCATCTACCGCACTGATCGCAAAGACTGGTGTAGTCAATGTTCCAGGGGAAGCGCCGCGCTGGTGTTGCTGCAGGACTGTCAGACATTGCGTGATACGCCCCGGGTTGCCGGCTTGGCGAGCAGCTGGGAGACGACGGCGGCATCCGTTTCGCTCAGTTCGCCCAGGGTGCTGGCCATCTGGCTGAGGCTTTCGAGGCGGGTTCGTGATTCAGGGGTTTTGTGTACCAGGTAACCAATGACGGCCGCGCCGATGATCGCGGTGGCCACCAGGTGCCTTGCCGGTGTGGTAGCCTTCGCGCCGCTGTTGCTTAGGTTCTGTGCTTGCATGGTATAGCCCTCTGTTGCGGTTAGGTGTCGGGGAGCTGCAACTCCTCGGCACTGTTTCTTTTAAGGTCAGTCCTTACGGGCTAGGTGGATCACCAGGCCGTCAAAATCCGGCTCATGCTCAACGCATGATTGCCACTCCAACACCCTCAAAATCTGTTGCCTGCTGCAGTCGTCCACCAGGATCTCGCGCTGGCCACCGGCTGCCCGGACTTCCAGGATCTCCAACAAGCCATCTTCCCCATATGCACCGGCCTGGATGATCGGCGCGCTCTCGCCGGTGAACTCCAGGCGGTCTTGCACGGACTGCAGCTTGCTTGTTTTGCCGTCGCCGGCATTGCCCATAAACACTTGGATCTGCATCGGTCTTGCTCTCCTTTACGCCTTGAATGTCCAGCACTTCACTGTGGTCGGCCGGGGTTGGGAACACGGGTTGCGGCCGTTGAACGCAGCACGTACGGCGCTGTGTACGGCCTTGTTGCTATCCAGGAACTTGCGTGAACGGGACTCTTTGAGCAGGTCGCGCAACGTGGCCACGTCGGCCAGCTTCTGTTTGTGTTCGGCGGCGCGTTCGCAAAACTCGTTGAGGTTGATAGCGATCACGCTGGGGTCGCTGCTGTGGTCGACCACTGGGTCTTCGCTCAAGGATTCGAGGTAGTCGTAGACCTCCCAAAACTCGGCTACGGCCGCATGGTCGGAGCTGATCGAGGCCTGGCGCTCGATGGCCATCCGCACGATCTGGCGCTGCGTAGCAGCGACCTGGGGGTCACTCAATTTCAGTACCAAGCGAATGCCATCCAGCAGCGAGAGCATTTGCGCGTGGTTTTTGCTGATGCGCTCCACGCGGATGTAGCCGCGCAAGTCATAGCCGCAGCTGGTGCAATTGCCCTGGTCACTGACATAGGCCGTGCTGCAGGCGAAACAATGGGTGTGCAAACGGCGCAGCTTCGATTCGTGTTCGGGCATACGCTGGGCGAACAGCTCAAGCACCGCGGACTCCTTGCCCACGGCCCTTAACAGGAAGTGGCTCAGGGTGCCGCCGTCCAGGGCGTTGAGTTGATCCGCTGCAGCACGGCTTTCAGGTGTGACGGTCGGGCGCACGAAGTGCAGCTTCACAATCCGCGTCATGATTGCTTCGTGAGCGACCACAGCCGCGTTCTGGCTGATGGCGATCGTTCCTCGGAATGGCGGCTCGTACGTCTCGTTGCCGGCCGTCTTGACGCCTTTCGTGGCCAGGGTGCCCCCGCCGTAGAAGTCTTTCAGCTCATCCCATTCAAAGGTCTTAGCGTGCGCTCGATCGTCGCCGTGGCGATCGGCCTCCAGGAATACAACTGGCATGCCGGAGACCTGGCCCATCAGTCGAGAGCGGCCGGCCTTGGTAGATTTCATAGGATCAAATCCTTCATAGCCTTCGCGGCCGAGCAGTTTCCAAAGGAGATTCAGCAGAGTTGTTTTGCCGGCGCCGGCTTCACCTGTGGCCTCCAGGAACGGGAAGGACTGGTAACGGGCGCGTATCTGTTCGCAGTACAGCGAGCCGAAGAAAAACACTAATGCGACGAAGCCCTGGGCGCCGAAGCAGGTCCACAGCAATTGCACCCACTTCTCGTCAAAGCCCTTTGCTTCGCGCTGCAGCTTGATCGGGACGCCTTTCTGCAGGGTCTTCAGACGCAGCTTGCCGAACTCGAAGTAGTCTTCGCTGTTGACCTTGTAGGTGGTGCCGTCCTTGATCGCGATGTCGCCATAGACGTAGCAGGCGTACTCCTTGCTGTAGCCCACGTAGTCGATGGTCGAAACCGTTTTGATGCCGAACAGCTGATCTTTCATGAGCTTGTCGAGTTGCTGGCCACTGCCGGTAAACATTGCCCCAGCCGCCATGCCGAGCAGCCGCTTTTTGAACTCGCTTGCGGCCGACAGCTGGCCGCTGGTGAAGGTGTTTTTCACGCTTTCGGAGTCGTGGGGGAAGTCCACGCGCATGTAGTACCAGGACTCGTCCGTCACCTCGTTACGTTGGAAATACAGCGCCTGGGGGTAGCAGTTGGCGATCTCCACGACGCTGCCGGACTGCTGCAGCGCTTTTTCGCGTTGTTGCGCTTGGTTGAGCAGTTGGTCGTCGTGGTTCTCGCTGTCCTCGATGTCGGACATGGCTCGGTTAAATTTCTCCATGTCCAATTTGAACCAGTACAGACGGCTCCCAAAGCCCAGGTGAAATTCCCCGCGCTTGTTCCAGTCGTACATGAGCAATGCCTTTTCCGCTGCGCTCTCGGCCAGCAGCAGGGCGCCCTGGTGGCGGGCTTGCTTGAGGTCGGTCGCGATCTGGTCGGCGCGTTTGGTTTCGTCCTGGATGAAGCTCCAGCGTTGGTGAAGATCGTTCCAGTCGGACTTGCGACCGTCGCGCTGCGGGATCTGTGCTGACTCGCAGACGAAGCCCAGGGCACGGGCTTCGCGCACCCAACGACGGGTGTAGGCGTTTGCGCTTGGTTCGTTGTCCAGAGCCCAAACCAGTTTGGGAAGCTTCCCGCCTTCCCGGGTTTTAACCAGTTCCTTGATGGAGTCGCCGGGGAACGCGTTGGATGACATTGCAGACACGGCCGCGATGTCGTTATGCACCAGGGCGATGGCGTCAAAGATCCCTTCGACAATCCAGATCTCCTTGGCTTCCAGCAGGTCGACGCAGGGTGGGCACCACCAGACGCCGCGATAGCTGTCCTTGGATTTGAAGCGGGCTTTCATCTTGCCGAAGCGGTGCGGCTGATCGATCAGGCGTTCCCACCAGCCGCCTTTCTCCAGGGCGAACCGCACAGTGGCGCTGCCGGCGTTGTGTTCAACGGAATAGAACGTTTCCTGGGTGAACCACCCTTGGATAAGCTCAAAGCGAAAGCCCCGGGCGAACTCCAGGTAAGCGCGTGCTGTGGCGTTGGGATGTTGGTCTGTCGCCGGCGCACGTTTGCTCCAGTCTTCAAACAGATCGTCGTACAGCTCTTTCACGTGCAGGGTGTGGCCACACTTTTCAGGGCGACCACAGATCACCATCCATGGCGTGTCAAAACGGGAGTACAGCTCTTTCTTTTTGCACTTCGGGCACGTGCCGCCGCGCATGTAGTCGGTGCCCGTGCGGTGCTTGAGCCCAAAGTCGGACTGGAGGCGTTGCAACACGTCTTGGCGAAGATCTTCTTTCATGGGGTTACTTCACTGCTTTGAGGCTGTGGGACAGGGCTGCCATAAGGCGTTTTTGTGCAGCCATGACCGGGATGTGGGCGAGGATTGCGCCATGGCGAAGACCGTCTGCGACAAAGCGGAATTGGTCGTCGTACCAATGTTCATTGAGGCTCAAGCGATACTGTTCACGCAGCGCGGCCAGCAACGCTTCGGCCTCGGCCGGGGGCAGTTGAGTGGTGACAATTACGGCGTTTACCATCGTTAAACCTCGATTTCGGGCGCAGCTCACCCAAACCCACGGGACGCGGGGCCGGTGATTGGTTAAGGGGTGTTAGGTTGCGGAGGTAATGCGGGTGGCGCGGCCAGCGGATATCAGGTGTTCATAGATCAGATGGACCGGGACCGACCAAGCGCAGCCGCGCACAGGGTCAGTTATGATCACGGCATGAGATTCGCTTGCCTTGAGGTCAATCCGCTGCCGAACATTGATTTCGGCAAGGTCGCCCAAGGCCTCACAAGTGATTCGAAGCGCAAACGCCTTGTCGGCCTGGAAGCTATCCACCAGGTGGTTGACGGTCCGTTCAATGAATTGACCCTGATCGCCCAAGTGTTCGGCCTGGTGACGTTCGAGGAATGCGAGCGCAGCGGCCCGGATGGTGCTGCGATAGTCCATGTCTGAGCAGGCATTTTTCATTTGGCTATCCCCGATTTGGCGCGGTAGAGATCGATCGCTGCATAGACCTCGGCAGTCCGAGCTGCCATGTGCAACGTGTGGGCGTTCTGAATCAGCTCGGCTTCGGCGTCGGTAATCACACCGTCTTCCAGCGCCTGGGCTATGGCTTGGTCGACCGTTCCTTGTTTGGCCGAACTCTGCATAGCCCGTGCATACATTTCCACGTTGTCCAGGTGCTCGGGGTGGATCACCGGTACGAACATTCCGCCGTACATAGCCGCCACGTAGTTTGGAAAGTGCTGGGTGCCCGTGACTTGCTCCAGTTGGAAGATCTGCGTATCCGTCAAAGGGCGGCAGTTGTTGTTCTCATAGGCGTGGTTATCAAACTTCTTGAGTGGCAGGCCGATCCGGGCGGCGGCGCATTCGCGGCCACCTTCGAAGGTGCAAATAATTGCACTTACAACTTCGCGACGCGTTTTTAGAACCTGGCTTTCCATCTTCTGCTGTTCCCTCAGTGCGTTGGCCATTACTGTGCGATCACGCCGTCTTTGATGCCGAGCAACACGGCGGCGCGATGTGCCTCCCCCCGGCGACCTTTGAGCCGACCGTTCAATAGGTCGCTGACTAAATTTTTATTCAATCCGTGCTGGCGACTGAATTCCGCGATGCTCACTCCCTTGTGATCAAGAGCGGCCCGGGCTTGCTCGGGTGTAATGGTGGCGGGCATCATGTCTACTCTGTTTGTTTGTGGTTGTTTCTGTTTGTCTGTGGCGATTCTTGGTCAAAAAATTGACCAGGTCAAGTGTGGTGAATAAAAAAATGCTCATAGCTGATGGAGTAGGTGATCGCCTAAGGGAAGAGCGCGAGCGCTTAGGTTTGAATCAAACTGATTTTGGGACGTTGTTGGGGGTCAGCCGTGGGACTCAGAAAAATTACGAGTTAGGCGCTAATTCTCTAGACCTGCGCTATGTCTCCGCACTGACGGAACATAAGGTTGACGCGGGTTACGTGCTTTCTGGTCATCGATCTCCCCCACCTGGTCAGGGGCTTGATCCTGCGGAAGCGGATTTGGTTGAGCAGTTCAGACGCCTACCTCCTGATGATCAAAAAACTGTGCGGAGGATCGTTAAGTCCATGGCTGCCGAGGCCGATGTGCAGTCCGATTAAGTTGTAACAATTTGCGTGTGCTCAATGAAATGGCTGCGTCAAAGTGGCAATCACTGCCCAATACCTCCGATTCAGCAAATGCATTAACGGAGCAGTACGCATGTTGGATCGCAAGAAATTGGAAAGCAGTTATCGCGACTCGGTTGGTTGTGAGTGGTTGGAATTGACGGCTTTGGAAGTCCGCCTTATCAAGCTCTACCGACAAATATCTGAGAAGGACCGTAAACAGGTTCGACGCATTGCTGGTTACCTCGCTGAACCATCTGATATCGAATGATCGACCTGGTTGAATACTGAAAGCGTGCGCCGACCCTCTTAGGTCGGCGCTTTCCACCAGCGCCAAGCTGATCGAACAGCCACCGTTCTAACAGCGGACCACAGAAAAAGGACTTAAAGATGGCGATACCAAGACCAGGAAATATTCAATCAGCCCATGTTCTGGAATTCTGTGACAGCGTTGTTCCTGGACAACCTCCCATTTTGGTCCCGCATGAACCTCTGGCTAACAAGCCAATGCTGGAATGTCTCACTATCGTCCCAGAGCATGTGGCCCGTCACGGCGGAAAACAACTTACGGGCTGGGCCATTTGGGAAGGTACCCATATCATCGAAGCCGAGTTCCACGCTGTCTGGCAGGATCCTGAGGGACGCATCGTTGACTTGACACCCCGCCCGCCGGAATTGGCTTTGGTCAACATCCTCTTCCTGGAAGACCCTAGCCGTGAATACACCGGTAGACAGATCGATAACGTCCGAAAGCCGTTGGTGGACAGTTTCAACGTGAAGCGTCTTATCAAATTGATGGAAAGACGATTTGAAATATTGAACGAGGGTGATTTGGCCGACCAATATGAGATCCAGCTTCCCCCGGCCGTCGAGCGGGAATACCGGGAGCTCGAAAAGGAGGTGATGAAGTTGCAACTTAGGCTTTCGAAGTTCTGATGCAAGGCCAACAGAGCGGTTTTTATGGACCAAAATTTTCATAGTCTGCGTATTCCTTGAGTCGTCCTTTTCCACATAACTCAAAATGATCGAGCCTCTACGAATCGCCGGTTTGCTGCTGGCGGTTCAGTCTCGATCATGCCGCGCCCAACTGGTCGAATAGCTCCCGTTGTTTCGCCCTGGGCATATCCCTCAAACGATCAAACAGCATTCTTTCGTAGGATTGGGCGGAAGGACTGAGCGTGTGCGAAAACGTCAAATTCGCCACCCAGGTGTGCCCGCACGTTGCGTCGAGACACTGGCAGTAGAGCTTCGCGAAATCCCGCGATAGCTCCTCCCTCGAAGCAATCCGCCCCTTGTTTCCGCATTTGCATACAACTCTCATTGTGTCCCTCCCCAGGGCAGCCAATAGCCACTATTTTGCCACAAAATGTAGTGATAATTGCTGCTTTATCTCTTAATTGCAGTGCCATCAACTGAGTTTTTTGCTTATTGCCAGCTAATTTTCCTGTCTCTTCGTAATGTGCCATTCAGTTGATCGAACAACTGACAAATCGGTTTGATCTCGTTGCTGGTGTACACCCGGTCAATCTTTTCAATGTCGCCAAAGCCGCCGTTGTTCTCCGGGATGATCCCCGCCAGGGCAGGGTTCATCCGCCATGCCGCAATCACATCGTTGCGCGTGATGTTCTTCACCTTCTCCAACTCGTCCTTTGCCTGGAAGTCCCCCACGGGGATGATCTGGATCGCGTTCTCCTTGCCGTTGGGAATGTTGACGAACATCGAGCGGAAGTTGCCCACGCCCTTGCTGGCACTGATCTGAGCGCGCAGGTTGTCTTCGTCTTCCTCGGTCAGGTCTGGGTCGTTGGTGTAGAAAATGTAGCCCGCGTGCGCGCCGTTGCTGTAGTAGCGCCGGCGGAAGAGGGTCGCGGCTTCATTGAGCAGCAGCGCCTGCAGGCCGCCCAGATAGTCGGGTACGCCGTAGATGTTCTGTTCCACGTCGTAGTCCAAGACGTGTTCGATTTCGTCCTGGTCGAAGTCCATGTACTTACTGTCGGGCAGCAACATCCTGAACCCGCCGTCGACCTTCACCCGCATATTGATGGCCGGCAGGTGCTGCATCTCCAGCACCTCGCCGAAGGCGTTGGTGTCGCGATAGAAATACGCCTCGCCGAACACCATGTAGTCCAGGCTCGCCCGGCCCATGGTCTGCGTGCTGCAGCCCTCAGACGGGATGAACTCACGCAGCAGCAGGTTGCGCTTGAACTTGGGAATGGCGCCGTGGTGCGCGTTGGCGCGCAGCAGTTTGGCTAGACCCGCCCGCGACACCGGTGGCTTGTAGATCTCGCCGTCGTCGCTGAGAAACACCCCCAGGTACTCGCCGATGTTGCCGGAGAGCACCTGTTCGGGTTCCCCGAAGGTGAACGCCCGCATGGGCTGCGGCTGTCGCGCCTGTTGGCTGGTTTGGGGCTTTTTGTGTCGTGGCTTGGGCATTGGTTCCGCTCGTGACGTAGCGGCTACGGCGCCGCTTGTTGGTGTTGAGGGGTTCATTGAAAAGGGCGTGCATGATCGACCAGGCGATATCGGCGTGACCGGTGGCGTCGGTGCGCGAAGCGCTGTAGGTGACTTGGCCGCTGGTGGTGGTGCCGCGCTTGATAGTCAGGAACGCCTGGGCGATGTCGGTCCAGCCGGCGTCCCACTCGATGCGGCTGCCCTGGATCGTGTCCTGGGCCTTGAGGACCAGTAGGTTCTTGGTCTCAAGGCTGTAATGGATCGGCGTGGCTCTAGGGTAGAAGTCTCGCACCAGGTCGAACACGCCATAGCCCACGCCGGTGATGTCGATACCGATGTGTTGGACGTTGAAGCGCTCGGTGAGCTTTTTGACTTGGGCGGCCTGGTAGTTAAACGAATGCCCCCGCCAGCTGTGCTTCTCCAGGATGCGGAATTTCGCCCCGGGTTCCAGCGGCGGAGCGACCACCACGCAGGTGGCGTCGTCGCGGGTGCGGCTTGGGTCGTAGCCCAGCCAGACAGGACTGTTGCCGAACGGCCGATCCAGTTCCGGGTCGTAGTCTTCCCACAGCGACAAGTCGGAGTAGCAGCGCTCCAGATCCTTGAGGCCGAAGGCGCTCTGGCTGCTATCGATGAATTTGCAGTAGAACAGTTGCTGGAATTTGTCTTCGTCGTACTCCAGCTGCAGTTGCTCCAGGTCGAACAGATCGCAGCCGCCATCGATCGCGTCCTGGATGGTGATGGTCTTGCGCCATTGGCCATCGGGGCACAGTGCGCCCTGCGTGTAAGACGCCTCGGTGGGCCAGGTGCCGCCGGCTTTCTTGCCGCGTTTGCTGTTGCGGAACTCTTCCCCCGACCAGAACGGGTACGCCTGGTGTGACACGGCGCTGGGCGTCGAAAAGTAGGTTTTGCGCCACTTCTTGTGGGTGCCCATGGCACTGGCCACGGTGCTGAGTTTTTCGAAGTCGCGGATCCAGAAATACTCATCCACGTACACATGGCCATGGTAGCCCTGGGCGGTGCTGCTGTTGGTCGACAGGAAGCGCAGTTCGGCGCCGTTGCTGAGCGTGATCGGGTTGCCGGTCAGCTCGATGTCAAACCACTGTTTGGCAAACTGGATGATGTAGCTGCGGAAGATCTCCGATTGTGAGCGGCTGGCTGACAGGAACACCTGGTTGTCGCCAGTCAGCACCGCATCCATGAACGCTTCGCCGGCGAAGTAGTAGGTCAGACCCACCTGGCGACTTTTGAGGATGTTGCGGATCCGGCTTGTCAGCGGGTTTTGTTTGGCCGCGAACAACTCCTGCTGATAGCGGTACATCTTGCTGATGAACTTATCCAGGAAGTCGACTTCGGTCAGCCCGCTGATGTCGTTCTTGGCCTTCTTTTCCTTTTTTTTGCCGCCACCCTCGGCACGAACAGAGCGTTCGCCACGCGCGCCCTGGCGACGTTCCTGTGGCTCGCTGGCAGATTCCCCAGCCGATGCCGGCGCCGGTTTGGCCGCTTGTTTCAGCAGCCGTTCGCGAACGACGGTCAGCCTGTCCAGCTCGTTCAGATCGTCTTTCGACAGGCTGCCGACCTTGTCCAGGAGCAGGGTGATTCGTCGGCCGACGGCGGTCAGCGGTTCTTCGTCCGACAGCATGTCTTCCCACCCGCCCTGGCGGATCCAGTAGTAGACGATCCGGATGTTGGGCAGGTTGAGCTGCGCCTGAATTTCCTTGGCTTTACAGCGGCGCAGGAACAGGCGTTTGGCGGCTTCTTTAACTTCGGTCGAGTAGTACATGGGCCGCAGTCTATGCGGCGAAAACGCTGGAAACGCGGGGTTAAATTCCGTGATCCACCTATATCGCGAATATAGGATGAACGCGCATTTGAACCGTTTGTTTGAGCGCGGGCAGCTCCCTATCTTGGCGGCTCATTCAACGATTGAGCGCAGTTATCGCCCATGCCCCGTTCCCTTGTTTCGTTCTGGAAACGTGTCGCGACCAGCGGCATTACCGCCGATGGTCGCGAGATCCTTCCCCAGGAACTGCGCGATATCGCTGAAACCTACAAGCCTTCGAAATACACCGCTGTGATCTGGTGTGAACACCAGCGTGCGGAAGGTTCTTTCGGCACCGTTTACGCGGTGCGTCTGGTTGAAGAGGGCGACGACCTGGAAGAAGGGCAGATCGCCCTGGAGGCCCAGCTCAAGCCCAACGACCGACTGCTGTACCTGAATGACCAAGGGCAGAAGCTGTTCACCAGCATTGAGATTTGGCCGAATTTTGCGGGTAGCGGCAAATCCTACCTAACCGGCCTCGCGGTCACCGATACACCTTCGAGCCTGGGCACCCAGGAACTCTATTTCTCCCGCCAAACCAACAAAGCGACGTACTACGCCGCTGCAGTTGAGCTGGGCGCCTTCGAAGAGGAGCCCCAGGGCGAAGTGGGCAAGCTGATCGGTTTGCTTACTCGCGTTTTCAAGCGCTTCGCGACGGACGCCGAGCCCGTCGAACCTACCAACCCAACCGAGACCGACCCCCCTATGGATGAAGCTACCGCAACGGCCTTAAAAGCCCTGCTGGCTCAACTGCTGATTGTCGCTGCCGGCATTCAGGCCGTGATTGAGCCCGTCGCCGAAGAGGCTCCCGAGCCAGAGCCTGAGCCGATCGATGACGTGCAAGCTGCCGTCGACGGCATCGTCACCACTGCCGAAGAAGAGCGTGAGTTCAGCCGTAAGGGCGGGGCTACCAATAAGGCACTGTTGGCGAGCATGGCGGCGCTGGAAAAGCGTTTCACCGCGCTGCAGAACACCTCCGCCGGTCGCCAGTTGCCCCGCAACCCAGGCCCGGTAAACACCCCACGACGCAAGGTGCTCTGACATGGCCCAGCCATTAAGCGCCCGTGGCGCCAAACAGTATGCCGAGCTTCAGGAAGCGATTGCCGAAGCGTACGGCATCGAAAATTCGACCCGCATGTTCAGTGTGGACCCGACGATTGCCCAGGAATTGAACGACGCGATCACCGCGAAGGCCGACTTCCTGGAGCGTATCAACGTCACTCCGGTCAGCGAGATCAAGGGTGAAAAGGTCTTCATCGGCGTGAATGGTCCGGTCACTGGCCGCACCAACACCAAGACCACCGACCGCGAAGCCAAAGACGCGTCGGCGCTGGATAACAGCACCTACGAACTGGCCGACACCCAGTCGGACGTGGGTTTGCCATACGCCAAGATCGACGCCTGGGCGAAGTTCCCCGACTTCAAAGAGCGCTATTCCGCTGCTGTGCAAAAGCGCATTGCCCAGGATCGAATCGTAATCGGTTTCCATGGCACCCGTGTCGCCACTCAGACCGACCTGGCGGCGAATCCCAAGCTGCAAGATGTGAATAAGGGGTGGCTGCAGCAACTGCGCGAGCAGGCCCCGCAGCAGGTGCTGAAAGAGGGCGCCACCGCTGGCAAGGTCACCTTGGGCGCCGGCGGCGACTACGCCAACCTGGACGCTCTGGTGCACGACACCAAGCAGATGGTGGACGAGATCCTGCGCGAAGACGGCGACCTTGTCGCGATCATCGGCACCGACTTGCTCGCCTCTGACAAGGCCAAGCTGTACACCAAACAGGGCGACACCCCGACCGAAAAAGAGCGCATCGAAAACGCCCAGGTCATTGCCACCTATGGAGGTCTGCCGGCGTTCAGCGTGCCGAACTTCCCGGTCAACGCGGTGTTGGTCACCAGTTGGGACAACCTGTCGATCTACTACCAGGACACCAGCTGGCGTAAGCAGACGATCGAGAACCCGAAGCGCTCTCGCGTCGAGGACTACAACAGCCGCAACGAAGGCTATGTGATCGAGCAGTTGGAAAAGATCGCACTGACCGAAAACGTGGAGCTGTTGGCGTGAGCCTGGCCCTGGCGCACAAGCGCCGCATCCTGGCCTTGGGCAGCACTGCAGTAGCGGCACTTGCCGCTACTGCAGGCATGGCCTACACCCCGGGCGATGCCCTGAGCAGCCCCGCCAATGCGCGCAAACACCTGCTACTGCAGGAAGCGGCCTTGGACCAGGACCTGGCACGTATCAGCGCAATCAACGGCCTGGCAGGACGCCAGGCACTCAAGCGCGAAGAGCTGCTGCCCAAATACCAAGAGTACATCCAGCGCTATTGCGAATCGGGGCTGAACTTCCCCAACCGCGTTGCGGTGCAGGTGATGGTCTGGCTGTTCGATACCGCCCAGTTCGAAGACGCCCTGGAACTGGCCGACTTCCTGATGGCGCAGGGCCAGGAAATGCCGGAGCGCTTCAAGCGCCGGGATATTCAGACCTTTGTGGCCGACGCCGTGTGCGAGTGGGCCTACGCCGAATACAAAGCCAATCGCAGCCCGGAGCCTTACCTCTCTGACCTGCTGCCGCTGGTTGACGGTGAGTGGCAACTGACGGAGCAGATCCCCAGCAAGTACCACAAGTTGATCGGCATACGCGCCATGGAGGCCGAACAGTGGGAAACCGCGCTCAAGCACCTGGAGCGCTCGACGGAGCTGTACGCCCAAGCCGGCAACGACACCCGTATCAAAAGGGTCCGTAAGGCCCTGGAAAAACAAGCGGCTGATACCCCGGCCATCGAATAACCGACTACCCCCCCAGCGGGGACCTGTGGAAGTGAGCCGCCCATTTATGGACCGTCCCACTGAAAACAGGCTCCCCGCCCTATTTGAGCGGTCAGCATGAGCTTTTCAGGTAAACCCACCACGCTGGTGGAACTGGCGATCGAGAATGACGGCTTTTGGCCGAACCTTGATGTGGCCGAGTTTCAGAAGGGCTATCGCCTGCCGGCGGAATACCTGGTGGAACTGCTGACTGCTGAGTTGACCACGGCGATGACCGAGGTCAACCGCGACTTGGCCACGTGCAAAACGCGGTGGCAGAACCAGGGCGTCACCTGCTTGGAATCTGCTGACCCTATGGTGCTGCCGGAGCGCACATTTCAAGCAGCGACGTACAAACGCGCCGTTTACTGCAGGGCTAAAGCCAGCCTGTTGCCGCAGTTCGTGACCATCATCCGCCGCGACAGCGCCGAGAACCTGGGCAAGGAGTCGCCCGATCGCCCGGAAACCTTCCTGGCGTTCAGCCAACAGGCCGTTCGCTCGCTGCAGGGCCGTGACCGCATCACGGCGGCGCTGCTATGAACAAGCTCCGCGCCCTGACTTCGTACCTGATCAGCCTCGACCTGGTGCTGCCCGAACAGATCGACAGCTGGGCCGAGCAGGTCAACCTGGATCTTATCTGGAAGGACACCACCCAGGGCTTGCACATGGGCGATATGCGTTACCGCGCCGTGGTGGTGATTGAGCGATTCGCCGGCAACCCGGCGTTGTTAATGGCGCTTCTGGGCGGCTGGCTGGAATCCAACGATCCCGATCGGGACGACGACCTGCCGGCGCCGACGTTCGCGGTCGACCAGATCACCCCGGACGAAGCAGATCTGGAACTGACCCTGGAGTTCGTGGAGGCGCAACACCTGTCCGAAGACCCCAACGGCTTGATCGAGGCGTTCGGCAAGAAGTGGGGCCTGATCGCCTTTGACCTGTGGACGGCTGAACACGGCGAGGTCCGCGGCGGTGGCGCGTAACACGTTTGAATTGGACGTTCGGGGCCAGCTCGGCGTTCGCGAGCAGTTGGCCCTGCTGAGTCTGCCCCCGCAACTGCGCCGGCGTTTGCTCAACAACGTTACCAAGCGCGTGCGGACCATGAGCCGTAAGCGGATCCGCGAGCAGCGCAACCTGGACGGTTCGGCCTTCGAAGCGCGCAAGGGCGATGGCAAGGGCAAAAAGAAGATGGAAGCCGGCCTGGGCAAGTTGCTCCAGGTCACCAATGTGAGCCCGGACGCCGCAACCCTGGGCTGGCGTAACGCCCTGACGGGCTGGGTCGCCGCACAGCAACACCATGGCGCGACCGAGCGCCGTACCGCCGCGCAGATGCGCCGCTGGAACAAGGTGCCCGAGGGCCTGGCCGCGACCGACAAGCAGGCCAAGCGCCTACGCCGGCTGGGTTTCAAGGTGCGCCAGAAGGGCAAGAAAAGCCTGTCCCGGCCATCCGTGGCATGGATTCAAGAACACGTGAACTACGCCAAGGCGGGCCTGCTGATACGCATCCTGTCCGACGAAAAAGCCGAAGGCACCGGTGCGCAAAGCTGGGAAATCACCCTGCCAAAGCGCCAGTTTCTCGGCGTCAGCACCGACCGCGATACCAGCCTGCTGGTTAACCAGGTGCTGGAACAAATCCTCAACTCCCGCAAATAACGAGGCACTGCATGGCACTTGGCAACGTCAGCGTTAACAATCTCAACCTCGGCCAGGGTGCCGTGACCGAGATCGAACGCTATTTCCTGTTTATCGGCCCCGGCGCGAAGAGCGTCGACAGCCTGATCGCGCTGAACACCGATAGCGACCTGGACGTGGTACTGGGCCAGCCCATCAGCGACCTGAAAACCCAGGTCGCGGCAGCTAAGGCCAATGGCGGCGACCGCTGGGCCTGTCTGGCTGCACCGATCGCTGCCGATGGCGACTGGCGGGTTGCCCTGGAAAAGGCCCAGCAGCAGGGCTTTTCTGTGGAGGCCGTGGTGGTCACCGCGCCGGTGACCGCTGCAGCGGAACTGTCGGCCATGCATGACGCCGCGATCGCTGTCAGCAACACCTACGGTCGCCGTATGTTCGTGATGGCCAGCACCGCCGGCATCTCTGCAGAGCAGACTTGGGCGGACTACCTGGTCGAGCAAAAGAAAATCACCCACGACTTGGCAGCACCGCGTGTCCTAGTCGTGCCGCAGTTGCACGGTAATGACCTGGGCGTGCTGGGCGGGCGTTTGGCCAACGCGGCCGTGAGCATTGCCGACAGCCCTATGCGTGTGGCCAGTGGCCCGGTGTTGGCCCTGGGCAAAGTGCCCAGCGACAAAGACGGCGTGCCCCTGCCATCCGCGATCCGGGCGGAACTCGACAAGGCGCGTTTCTCAGTCTCGCAAACCTACCCCGACTACCCGGGCGTGTTCTGGGGCGACGGCAACATGCTCGATGCGCCGGCGAGTGACTTCCAGGTGGTCGAGTATCTGCGTTTGGCCGACAAGGCCGCTCGCCAAGTGCGTCCGCTGCTGATCCTGCGCGTTGCCGATCGGCGTTTGAACAACACGGCCAACAGCATGGCGGCCGCAATCAGCGCTTTTATGAAGCCGCTGCGCGTGATGGCCAAGTCCACGACCTTCGCCGGCCAGGTGTTCCCGGGCGAGATCGAGTCCCCCAAGGACGGCGATATCCAGCTGGTCTGGCACACCAAAACCAAGGTGGAGGTGTACATCAAGATCAAGCCCCTCAATTGCCCGAAAGACCTCACGGCGAACATCGCCCTGGACCTTTCCAACGATGATTCGGAGTAATCCCGTATGTCCCGTATTGGCGGTAAAAACTTCGACATCAACCTGGGCGATCTGCAGATCCACGTTGAAAGCTGCACCCTGGATATCACCGATAACACCGCCGTGGCGCAATCCCGGGGTGTGCCCAACGGGCACGTCGACGGTGATGTGTCGTGCAGCGGTGAATTCGAATTCGACACCAGCAACTTCAACCTACTGATCGAAGCCGCCCGCAGTGCCGGCAGCTTCCGCCAGTTGGAGCCGTTCGACTCGGTGTTCTTTGCCAAGGCCGGCGATGAAGAGCTGCGCATCGAGGCCTTCGGCTGCAAGTTGAAGGTGTCCAGCCTGCTGAGCGTCGATCCTAAGGGCGGCGAGAAGTCCAAGCACAAGGTGCCTTTTGACGTCACCAGCCCGGACTTTATTCGCGTCAACGGCGTGCCTTACCTGGCTGCTGCCGAGATCGAGGGGCTGCGCTGATGGGCGATTGGCTCGACGACGCAAAGAAGATCGAGGAGTTGGAGCGCGAACGGTCGATTCAGGCCCAGCTCGCCCGGGCACGCCCTTCGGGGCCCAGCCTGATCGACTGCATGGACTGCGACTACGAAATACCTGCAGCGCGCCGAGCGTTGGAAGGCATTACCCGTTGCGTCCCGTGCCAATCCGTTTTTGAGAAAGGACAGCGCCGATGACCGCACGCGCCAAGCCCAAAGGCACCCTGGAAAGCCGCTACGCTGTGCTTGAACACCGCGTCAGCGACCTGGAGGAACGCCACGAAACCGTGCCGACCCGTGTCACCCGGTTGGAAGGCGAATTCGAACACATGGCGGTACAGCTCTCGGATTTGAACGATGGCCAGCGCGAGCTGACGGCCACCGTGTCCGACATCGGCACCAAGGTCACCCGCATGTTGGCGGTACTGACCGTGCTGGGTGTGGTCGCGCAGATGGTCGGGCCGGCGCTGTTGCGGATCCTGTTCCCATGAGCCTGCGCGGCAAGATCGCCGCCGGTGGCATCACGCTCTGCAGCTCCGCATTGGTCGTGTTCTTGGGCACTTGGGAAGGTAACGGCCAGAACACCGTGTACGCGGACAAGTTGGCCCGTGGCCTGCCGACCGTGTGCAAGGGCATCACCCGTTACACCAGTCCGTACCCGCTGATTGTGGGTGACTACTGGTCGCCGGCGCGCTGCGCTGAGGTAGAGCAGTTGGTGGTCGAGAAAGGCCAACTGGCCCTAGCTGACTGCCTGACCAATCAGGCGATCGGGCAGAAGACCTTCGACGCCCTGAGCAGCCATGGCCACAACTTCGGTACGCCCAGCACCTGCGCCAGTCGCGCCGTGGGCTTGATCAATGCCGGCAAGATCGCAGAAGGCTGTAAGGCACTCGCCTGGGGACCCGATGGCAAGAGCCCGGTGTGGTCGTCCGTCACCGACGCACAGGGCCGCAAGCGCTTTGTTCCGGGGCTGCACGCTCGCCGGCGCGCCGAAGCGGCCATGTGCGCGGAGGGCTTGTGATGCTGCGCGAGATCCTGTTTCCGCTGCTGCTGTGCGTGGTCGCATTTATCGGCTTCGACATCCTGGAGGGGCAACGCGACACCGCCCGCCAGGAGCGTGACAACGCCCTGTTCGAAGTGACGGGCCTACGCGAAGCCGCCCGGATCAGCGGGGAAATGCTGGCCGACCGTGACGCGATCGATCTGAGACGAACCCTGGAGCTGGACCATGAACGCGCTTCAAACCTTCTGCTGCAGCGCTCTGTTGACGATCGCCGTCAGCGGCTGCACGTCAACGCCACCTGCAGTGCCGCCGGCACCGAAAAAGCCAGCGCCGGCGGCGTGGCTGATGCAGCCGCCGCCGAACTCGCAACAGACGCTCGACCGGATTATTTCACCCTCAGAGATCAACTTGCCCTCAGTAAGCAAATGATCTTGGGCCTGCAGGACTACGTGCACCAGGTGTGCCTGCGCTGACCCGAAACGCCCTTTAAACCCAAAACTACAACGGATACGAACATGACCCAAGCCCGCGAAATCACCCTGGAAATCGGCACCAAGGAATTCACCTTCACCCTGACGCCCCAGGACGTGACCAAGTACTTCAACGCCATGACCGCAAACAACAAGGTCGCACCGTCTTTCAACCTGCTGAGCAGCACCGTGCTGCCGGCTGAAAAGGCCGGTCTGCGCGAGCTGCTGGCCAACCCGGTGATGACCATGCAGGTGGCCGGTGCGCTCCTCGAGGAGTACGCGCCTGACGTCGAGATCATCGTAAAAAAGCCCTTGAGCACGCTGACCGCCTGACCGAGGACGGCCTGGGCCAGTTGCTGGCCCTGACCAACCGTTGGCTACCTGGTGCCGAGCCCAGCATCGAGAACATGGGCACGGCCAAGTGGCTGGAAGACGAACACTGGAAACGCATGGAATTTGCCGTGGCAAGCGGCATTGCCCGTGCGTTGAACGGATAGGAACCACATGGCCGATCGTAGCGCCCGCCTGGACTTCATCCTGGCCCTGACCGACAAGGTCACCGCGCCCCTGGGCAAGGTGAAGATGGGCTTTTCCGAGCTGACCGAGCAAAGCGAAAAGAACATCAAGACCATGGGCATGGGCCTGGCCGGTGTGACGGGCGCTTTTGTCGGCATCAACGAATCACTGCAGCCAGCGCTGGAGATGAACCGCGCCCTGGGCGAGGTCAAATCCCTGGGTGTGGCCGAAGATGCGCTGACGGCTTTGAATCAGAAGGCCCTGGATTTCTCGGTGAACTATGGCGAGAACGCCCGGGATTTTGTCGCGTCGGCCTACAGCATTGAGGGCGCCATTAAGGGCCTGACCGGCAGCCAGTTGGCCACCTTCACCAACACCAGCAACCTGTTGGCCAAGGCCACCAAATCCGACGCCGAGACCATGGGCGCCTACGTGGGCACCATGTACAACCTGTTCAAAGGCCAGGCTGACGCCATGGGCAAGGGCGAATGGGTTGAAAAGCTCGGCGGGCAAACCGCCCTGGCGGTGCAGCTGTTCCGCACAGACGGCGCCCAGCTCAAGGACGCTTTTAAGGAAGTGGGCTCGATCGCCACCGCTGCCGGCGTCGATATCGCTGAACAGTTCGCGGTGATTGGCTCGCTGAGCAGCACCATGGAAGGCGGCGACGCCGGCGGGCGCTACAAGGCGTTCTTTGAAAACCTGGGCGCCGCCTCGGAAAAAATGGGCCTGAAGTTCACCGACTCCAACGGCAAAGCGCTGCCCATGCTGCAGATCATGGACAAGCTGCAGGGCAAGCTGGGCGACCTGACCAGCGCGTCGGCCAGCGCCAAGCTGATGGACGCCTTTGGCGGGGAGGGCGCCCAGGTGATCGGCTCCCTGGCCAAGGACACCGACCGCCTGCGCAACGGCATGGACAAGCTGGGCAAGGTGCGCGGCCTGGAGGACGCACAGAACATGGCCATGGCCATGGTCGACCCGTGGCAACAGTTCGCGGCAGCGGTCGAGGCGCTGCGAATTGCCTTTGGCCAGGCTCTGATCCCGATCCTGACCCCGCTGATGGCCAAGCTATCCGGCATCGCGGGCACCATGACCCGCTGGACCCAGATGTTCCCCAACATCACCCGGGTGATCGGCATCGTGACGCTATCGATCCTGGCGTTGATTGCGGCTATGTCCTTACTGACCTTTGCCGTCGGCGCCGGCCGCATGGTCTGGCTGGCCATGGTCACCGTGTGGAAGGTGGTGCAGTTGATGAGCCTGCGCACCGCTGCGGTGTTCGTGCTGCAGAGGCTGATCATGCTGACCTATATCACCGTGGTGTATGGCCTGACGGCCGCCCTAAGTGTGGTTCGCGGTGTGATGCTCATGTGGCAGGGCGCGATCTGGCTGGTCAACGCGGCGCTGTTGGCCAACCCGGTCGCCTGGATCGTCATCGGTGTGCTGGCCCTGGTCGCGGCGGTGATTGCTGCAGTCGTTTACTGGGACGAGTGGACGGCCGCGCTGATGAACAGCGAGGCGTTCAAGTGGGTCAGCGACCAGCTCACCGCGCTGTCGGACTGGTTTGCCTCGATGGGCGGCTGGGCCGGAATGGCCAAGGCCGCTTGGGACGGCATCGTCGCGATCTTTCACACGGCAATCAACGGCCTGATCGAGATGCTGAACAAGATCCCCGGCGTCGACATTGAAACCCGCTTCGGCGCCATGCCCGGGGTGCCCGGTACTGACATCGGCGTCAACACCCTGGACAGCGCTGCAGCAGCGCAGCGGGCCCAACAGACCATCAACGCGGCCATTCCAAACCTGTCGCCGGCGCGGCCCAACGCCGTGCCCCAGGGCGGGCTGCTGACCAGCATCCAGAACAACAACAGCAGCCAGAACAGGGGCATGCACGTGGAGAAAGTCGAGATCCACAACAGCAAGCCTATGACCTCGCTGGAGATGGAAAACATGGTCGCCATGTCGGTGGGCGGATGAGCGAGTACATCGATCTTCTGATTGTCGGCAACGACCTGGTGCTGGACCCGTCGCGTCAGCCGCTGCTGATCGATGACCGGGCCAGCATCGCCCAGGACATCGCCCACATGATCCGCGACAGCGGCCTGCTGGTTACCCTGGTGGCCGAGCGCGACCGGCTCAAGCAACGTGACTGTATCCAACAACTGGAACTGCTGGTGGAGGCCGACGAGCGCCTGGTACCGGGCACGGCGCAGATCACCCTGCTGCAGCCAGGCCAGTACCTGGTCACGGCGACAACCCTGAAATTCGGCGATATTGAGGTGGATTTGTGAGCGACGTAGATTTCAAGCAGGCGCTGGCCGACGCCGGCATTCCCACGACCGAGGCGGGGCTCCTGCAGGCGTGGGAAAAAGAGGTGGCCGTCCAGGGCAGCAAATTGAGCAACACCAGCGCCTATTCGCCGTTCTGGCGCGTGGTGCGCGCCCTGGTGACCAAGCCGGTGCTGTGGATCCTGGAATTTTTCGTGGCCACGGTGCTGCCTAACTTTTTCGTCAAGACCGCCGTAGACGCCTGGCTCGATATGCTGGCCTGGGCCGTCAACGTCGAGCGAAAGGGCGCGACCAAGGCCAAGGGCTTTTTGCTGTTCACCCGCGAAGCCGCCGGCGGCGCCATGGAAGTACCGGCCGGAACGCTGGTGCAGTCCGCATCAATCAACGGCCATATCTACCAGGTGGTGACCACGGCGGTGGGTATCTTCGCCGATGGGCTGATGCAGCTGCAGATCCCGGTCGAGGCGGTCGACACCGGCGCCGGTTTCAACCTGGCCCCGGGTTATTACGCGATCTTGCCCGTCCCGGTGTCGGGCATTGCCCAGGTGGTGAACACCGACGGCTGGTTGACCACACCAGGTGCAGATACGGAGCCCAACGATGAGCTGCGTTTGCGCACGCGCAACCAGTTTTCAGCGGTCAACCAGTGGCACACCGATGCGGTGTACCGCGCCATGATTTCGGCCTTCCCGGGCGTGCGCCCGGATGGCGTGTACTTCCAGCATGGCGCGCCACGTGGTCCGGGCAGTGCAAACGCCTTTGTCCTGTTTGACGCGGACGTGCCAGCGGCGACGTACCTGGCTCAAATCAACGCGCATATCCGCGACCAGGGCAACCATGGCCATGGCGATGACCTGTTGGTGATGGTCATGCCTGAAACCCAACACACCGTGAAGTTGGAGATCTGGCCTCGTTCGACCCTGACCACCGAACAGCGCGAAACCCTCAAAGGCAACGCCGCGCTGTTTGTGCGTGCTGCATTCCGCGACAGCACCGCTACGGACTTCCAACCGACGCTGACCTATCCCCAGTCGCGTTTCTCCTTTAGCCGCCTCGGTGAAGAGCTTCACCAGCAGTTCGCCGGCATTGAGTCACTGCGCTTTGCTACCGCCGACATCATCAGCGAGCTGAACATCCCGCGGATCCAGAGCTTGGAGGTTGTGCTCCATGATTAAGATCGATTTGCCGTTTTGGCTCGATGGGACCGAGCTGGCCAAGCTCAAGGCGGCGTCCCAGTCTTGGTGGGAAAAGGTCGAAGGCTGGTTGCGCTGGCCGCTGCTGCAGATGGACGCCGACACCTGCCATATCACCGTGCTGGACCTGCTGGCCTGGCAGCGCGACATCACCCGCTTCAAGGGTGAGCCCGAGACCTTGTACCGCCTGCGAGTCAAGTACGCCTTTATCAACGCCGTCGACGCCGGCAGCACTGCGGGGATGAAACGCATCCTGGAGCGCCTGGGCGTCGGTTATGTCGAGATCGAGGAGCGCCAGGCCGGTCGCGACTGGGACGTAGTGCTGCTGCGTTTCTCCGACTCTCAACTGTCGCAAAACCCCGAGTTGCTGCGCGTGCTAATCCAGCAGTACGGCCGCACCTGCAGGCGCTATGACTTTTCGACCATCACCCCAATCACGGTGGCCACCGCCATCGTCCAGTTCAATGACGATCAGCAAACGCTGGTCGCCAGCCTGTAGGAGCCCCCATGGCCAGCCTTACCCTTGCAGGTGAAAACCTGATCGCCGCCAAACAAGCCGCCAATACCGGCTTGAAAGTCAGCCGATTCATTTTTGCCAACGTGCCCGGGTTGAACCCAGGCGCACCTGTGGACCGTGCCGCGCTGAAGCCTGCGGCGGCGCAGATCGTCTATACGCACCAGATCCCGTCCGAGCATGTCGGCTATGTGAATCCCAACCAGGTCGTGTACAGCGCACAGATCGGTTCTGACGTTGGTGACTGGGACTTCAACTGGATCGGACTGGAGACTGCCGACGGCGTGCTGTTCGCGGTCGCGTACCTGCCGGTCCAGCAAAAACGCCGCAACATCCCGCCCCAGCAGGTCGGTAACAACCTGACGCGTAACTTCCTGGTGGTGTTTGATGGTGCCCAGGCGTTAACCGGCGTCACGATCGACGCCAAGACCTGGCAGCACGATTTCACCGTGCGCTTCGCGGGTATCGACGAGCGAGCCCGTAAGGCTAATCGGGATTTGTACGGGCGCCGCCTGTGCCTTAACACCGGCCTGTTGATGGAGAAAGTGGGCAACGCCTATCAGCTAAAGCCTGGCAACGCCTACATTGAGGGGCTGCGTGTCGAGTTGGCTGCCGCCTTGCCGGTTGCGGCGCCGCCAAGCTATCCCATTAACGCCTGGCTCGATGTCAGTCTGCAGCGACAGCTCAATGATGTGGTCGTGGTCCATCAAGTCGCTTATGCACCCGCTCGGCCGGATTATGTCGACAACAACGGCATCACCCACTACAGCGTTCTGTTGGCAGAGCTTTCGGACGCAAACACCCTTGTAGATCATCGCATTGTCATAGAAACCAGTGGCGCGCTGCTGACCGACTTTGCACTCAAAAAGGGTGATTACCCTGAGCTGCGGGCGCGGGGCACGAAAAAGGAAGATGTCGGGCTGGGCAACATCCCCAATGCCATCAGCGATGATATCGAAAGCAACAGCGGCTCAATCTTGTCCACGACCAAAGCGGTGAAAGCGGCGGTGTCGGTAATTTGGAACGCTATCGCCAACATCGTTTCGGGCGCCACAGTGGTAGGCAAAGCCTCGAATTTGGCAGTTGCTCGCAAGATCACCGCTACCGGTGCTGTCACCGGTAGTGTGGGGTTTGATGGTGGAAACGATGTGACGTTGGTATTGACGGCATCCCAGGCATCAGAAGGCGTCGTCGGTGCTGCAAAAGTCGCCACGCAGGTGCAGACAAATGCCGGCGTCGATGACACCAGCTATGTCACGCCCAAAAAACTGCGTTGGGGCTTCGCGATCTTGTTGGCGACGAATGGCTATATCGTGTTTCCGACATGGCTCGGCGGTTTGATCCTGCAATGGGGATCGGCTTCGCCGGGGCCTACCACGCTCAGTTTTCCAATCGCTTTCCCTACTGTTTGTGCTGTGTTGGGGGGAACGGCGCAAGGCGATGGTAATTCCGGATCCGGCAACACGGAATGGATGGTTATCGCCAATACCGTCTCTAATTCGCAGTTCCGCCTGCGCACTGGCACCGCGAATCTCGTGCCGGTCAAGTGGTACGCCATTGGCTATTAAGGAGCAACGATGATCTATTTTCACGCAGCTACCCGCGGCTTTCATCTTTCGCCGGTGCCTGACTCCCAGCCCATCACGAAGGAGGAGCATTTGGCATTGCTGGAAGGGCAGTCCAGCGGTCAGGTGATTGGCGCCACGCAAGATGGCTTTCCGTTCTTGGCCGCTCCCGATCGGCCTACCCAGCAACAGCGGTTGCAGGCTCTTCATCAGCAAAAAGTCGAATTGCTCAATCGGTCCTGTGAATCGGCAATCACCGGTGGTTTTTGGTCTGAGGCGCTTGGCGAGCAATATCGGTACAGCAGCCAGTTGGACGACCAGCTGAATTTGACCGGAGCAATTCTGGCGGGTGTAGATGCTTTGTATCCTTGCCGCGATGAGGCTGGCACCAAGGAGTTTCGCGCCCACAGTACCGCTCAGATACGCCAGGTGGGTGACGATTTCACTGAGTTCAAGTTGCAGTCGCTGCAGAAGGCCAACCAGCTCAAGCAACAGCTAGATCAGGCCCTGGTAGATGTTGATCTGGCCAAACTGGAGCTGGTGACATGGGAGAGCGCACTGTGACGGTGTGGGCACCGGTGACCATGTGCTGGCCTGAGCAGTCCACACAATGGATGGGGCAACTGGCAGCGGCCCAGAACCTGGCCGGCGGCGAGCTGGCCAGCACGGCGAAACGCCTGGCGGGTTTGGACGGCATGACCACCACCAACCCGGGACCAGTCGGAGACGCTGCCAAGGGCGCGATTGAGGCCGGCCGTGCGGCACTGGCTGGACAGATGGGCTAAGCGCCCGCGTGCCTGGCTGTGACGCCGTTTCAAAGTGGGATAGGGCAGGGTCGTGGCCACCAGCGTTTTCTGTCCGCGCCGAACTTGCTGCAGCAGCTGGCCGCCAAACTGGTCGACGCAACTGATAGCGGCCGGCCGGCTGGCCCTCAATATGCGTTGTCGCTGATGTTCCTGGGCACGCGCCTGGATCAGTTTGCCGAGACCTTGGCGCGCTTCAACGCGCTGTTACCGATCCCTGACCTGGTGCGTGCCGAACGCCGTGCGCGGAACCTGTCGCGCCTGGAGACCGACAAGTGGGAGATCCCCAGCGCTGGGCCGTTGCCGCGTTGGTCGGCGCTGCCCCTGGAACGTTGCACCCTGGTCAAAGCCGCCAAGCAGTCCATGGCCGGCCAGCTCGCCGTCCTGGAGAGCTACGCGGCCGACAGCTCGCCTATGGGCGATTTGGCCGCGCTGGCCGGTCGCAAAGCCGCGCAGCAACAGGACCGCGATAAACAATTGAACGACCTGAAAGCCTTGCTGGCCGACGGCAATGCCGATCACAGCATGCGTGCGCGGATACTGGGGCCTGGTGACAGCAGCGAGTTGGGCCGCGCTTTGCTGGAAGGCGATGCACCTGGTCATGAATGGGTGCTGTGCGCCGGTGTGCTGTTGGTGGGTTCGCTGGACGGTTTGAGCTTTGTTCGGGAGCTGGTTGGCCTATGACGCTTTTACTCGACGGCCAACAGATCCTGGGCAAGCGCCTGAAAATCACCGCCAACCTGCGTATCGAAAGCGACGACCTATCTGGGCAGACCAGCAACAGCCAGACGGCGCATAAGGGCTTCAAACCCAAAACCCTGACGGTCTCCCTGATGATCCCGTTCGTTGACCAGGTGCAACTGCGCAGCCTGATGCGTTTGGCCGAAGCCACGGCCGGCGGTGGGCAGCTCCACATGTACCGCATCGTCAACGATACCGCCGCCGCATTCGGGATACGCGAGGTGCAGTTCTCCGACGGTGTGAGCGCCAGGGAGGACGACATCCTTAACCAGTGGCTTGTGCAGTTCACCCTGTCTGAAAAACTCTCCAACCCTGAGCGCGTGGAGAGCCGTCGCGCCGGCAACGGCGTTACGTCGCAGTCTGGCCCGGGCTCGGCTGTCGGCGGCGGTGGTGGTGATGGGAAAGGCACACCCGAGGAATTGAGTGGCTTCGAACGCACCTTGAAAAAGGTGGATGACTGGCTGGCTCCTACACCATGAAACTGCACAAGGTACTGACCATCGGCGGCACACCTTACCCGCTGATCAAGGACGAAGTACGCCTGGAGATCAAGAGCCCCGGCCGGGCGACCTTCACCATCCAGGCAGACGGGCCGGTCAAAGGCCTGGTGACGCTCGATGTCGGCTACAACGACAGCCCGCTGCAGCGCCACTTCATCGGCTTTGTTGAGCGCTCTACGGCCATCAACAGCGTGCAGCAGATCCTGGTCTGCCGCGAACTGGCGGCGATCCTTTCACAACCCATGCCGTTGAACCTGCGTCACGTCGACCTGCAGGGCGTCCTGGTCGAGGTCAGCGAAAAGACCGGGCTGCGCTTTCGCGTGCCGGACAAGGCCTACGCCAAGGTCAAGACGCCGTTTTTCTACAGCCTGGCAGCCGGTTACCTGGCCATGGATAGCCTGGCCAGCGTGTTCAGCATCCCCGACTTTATCTGGCAGCAGCAGGGCGACGGCGAAGTGTTTGTGGGCAGTTGGGCCGACAGCTTCTTTGGCATCCGCTCGCCGCTGCAGCTGCCGGTCGAACTGTTCGACGGCTACCAGGGCAATCAGAGCGCAATGATCGCGGCCCTTCCAGGACTACGACCAGGTGCAACCATCAACCAGGGCGAGAGGATCACCAGCGTGACCCTTGCCGGCAACCAAATGGCGATCAAATGGACGACGCAATCCGTCGCAGCGTAGAGCGGCAATTCCCCGAACTCACCGGCGGCTATCACCTGCCATGCTTTGGCCGCGTGGTGGCTGTGCCCGATGCGCCGGCCGCACCTGGTCTGTGCGACGACTTCCGTCCGCGCTTTGGCGTCGACGTGGAAGTGTTGCTGCCTGATGGCGAGCCAGATCCCGCGCTGCCGATCCTGACCGGTTTGCCCCTGCCGGCGCCGATGGGCGGGCAGGAGGCGGGCATGTTCGGCTTCCCGGAGGAGGGCACCACCGTGGTGGTCAGCTTTGCCTATGGCTTGCCGCATAAGCCCTTTATCACGCAGATCCTGCCGCACGGCCTTAGCCTGCCCCGAGTGCCGAAGGGTGACCAGGTGTGGCAGCACAGCGAAGCCTGCCAGCAGCGCGTCGACGCCGACGGCAACTGGCTGCGCCAAACGGACGGCAAGATCCAGGACAAGGCGATCGAGCGGGAAGTGGAGGCGCTGCAGAACAATGAGAGCTTCCAGAGCCACACCAGGACGGTGGATGACCATTCAAGCGAGTCGGTGGGTGGGATCAAGACGGTGGAGGCGCTGGGCGCGCTCAAGCTGCTGTCGGGTGGATCCGCGAGTCTGGCGGCGGTGGATGATTTGCATCAGGCGACCGGGCGAGATTTGAACCTGGTGGTGGGGCAGAAGCATAACGCCACGGTGGGTGGCGACATGGAGGAAAAGATTCAGGGGCTGCGTAAGAGCGTGGCGGCGGTCAGCCAACGGCTGGTCGCACCCACGACGTGGCTGGGATCCGAAGGAGTGAATATGCTGCAGGTACTGTGTGATTTGCTGGACTTGGTGCAGCAGATGAACATCGCGTTGGCTAAACACACACACCTGCCCGGACCAATGCCTGCGGCTGTGGACGCTGAAAGTTTTACTTCGATGAGCATTTCAGCTGGTCAGCTGTCCGTAGAGATGAAGAAAATTACTCTATAAATTTATTTTTTAGGTTTATGTCTAGCGTGCCTCCGATGTGCTGTAATTTGAGAGGAACGATTGGATACATAAAGGTAAATTCAAGGGGGTTTCTATGGTTGAGCGGGCTGATGCATTAATTATTCCAGCTGACAACTTTACAAATGATGCTGCCTTAAAAAAAATGGTGCTTTTTTTTGATTCTGTTACCTTGGTTAACTCAAGTGATTCAGCGTTAGTTAACGAATTTGAAGTTCGTGAAAAGTTCGAAGGTATGGAGATTTCCTGGTCTGCTAGGAATCCTTTTCCGCGTTCTGAAAATTTTAGTGATGAAATGCAGAGGTTGTTGTCCGAAACTCTATCGTTTCAGAGTAGGCGGATCATTCGTTTAACTCCAGATACTCCAATGCCATCTTTAGATGCTGGAATGAACTACTCCCTATGGCACAGTGCTATAGCAAATAAGGATTTGGTGACAGCAGCAGCACCAGATCGCTTTACAAACCCTAAACCTACTCTTGGGATTTCAGGGTATATGAGGGGAGGTACGATCTCAGTTGGAAATGCGAGGTCGAAATATGAAGTAACTGAAACTAAGCCTTCGGTAGTTTTGGAGAATGTTGATGAGGATTGGACATTGTATGCTCACTTAAGACTAGGTAGAGCACTGAAGTTTCTACGTCAATCCCATGCTCTTGGGCTGTCTCCAATCGCATTAGACCTTCCAAACCAACAAATACTCAAGGCAAGCTCCGAGTTTGATTCACTGATTGTTCGTAACCAATCGGAAACCCCAGCCGTTTTACACAATCAAGTCAATTTTGATTTTGATATATTTGAGCCGGAAGAGTTTAATAATCACCTCAATGATATGAGCTGGAACGACGTGCAGCAGCTTCGTCGGCATGTGCTACCAGGTATGAACGGTCTGAGGACTTATTTGCGTCGCTCTATCAGGCTTCAGGGTTTGGCGTCTACGGCTGGAGTGGAGGTATATAATAAGGAGTTAGTAAAGTTGTTGGCTGAATATCAGGTGGCAAAAGAAAAGCTAACTACGGATTGGGAGAAACTTCGTGTAGGTACTGTTACAAAAATTGGTGCTGGTGTAGGTGCTGGTGTGGGGCTTGGCGCTGTCGGGGCTAGTACCGGATTGATAGGCACTATTGTCGGGGCACCATGGGTAGATTTATTGGTTACAATTTTTGCTAGCGGGCTAATAGGTGCGGGGCATTTGACTAGTGAATTGCAAAATTTGATTCCAGCAAGACGAGTTGTTAAGCAACATCCTCTTTACTTTACTGATAATATTTTTAAAGGAAGATGATTTAGTCTGTTTGGAAGCTGGTCTGGCATTGTTGCTCTTTATAGGGTGATGTTAGTTTGATCTTGGTGATCGCTCGAAAAGTGTAATAGGTATTTAAATAACGTTGTAATGTCTCAAATTGTTTACGCCAAACGGCACCACCAAGATTGAGCGTAAGCGCATCCATCAACATATTCGATACCACTTAGCACAAAACCGTTCGGGGCCATTCCGGACAAGTTTGCATCGAGCAACCGAGGCAGTGGATCAGGTTCCAACGGCATCCCCTTCGATACCCGCGCTACATTTGAGCTTCGGCCGAGCTCGTTGCTAGTTGCGGGAGCTACAAGCACATCACCCCTAATCGCCGGATAACGCCTCCTCTCTTGTGGGTCCAGGGCCACGCCCTTGCAGCGCATAGGAGTTACTAGCATGTGCATGTCGGCCTCTAGTCTTCGCTGGGTTCATCCAAGAGCGCCTCAACGGCGTACTCCAGCGCTCCATCTGCTCGCTCAAGTAGATCAGCGAGATCATCGGGACCGATCAGCTGTGCTCTGTGCAGCTCGTACGCCCCATCAATCAGCTTTCTATGGCGTGCCCCTGGGTGTCGCATCAAGGCCGCCTCATCCCGCAGCAGCTCTAACCAAGAAAAGGTCACTCCGTTCTGGGTGAAGTCACTTGCGTACGTCATTACTTCGCCTCTGCTCGCCTGTGATTTTTACTGTATATACGAACAGTATATCGTGAGGCTTGACTGCTTGCGCGGTGATCCGATGAAGTGTGGCTCTGGCGTCAGCTCTAAATTTGCTTCAGAAAGAAAAATTGGACGAAAAAAGCACTTATCCCCCTCCCGCCGACGGGCTTTACCTGTGTTTTTTGTGCAAAGGCTGAGGGTGGTGAAATCGGGCACGTGGGCCAGGCCAGCTATGGGCTCGCCGGAGGGAGTAGCAATCTCACAAAATGCAAAGTTTTGCGGAAATATGCAGTGTGGGTACAAAACGATGAGAGGTGATTGGGACCGGAGGTGGAGGACAGCTTTCCCGAGTTCATTGAACGGAAGAGCCAAAAATATATAAATACAGGCATTTTCCGAAACGAGGTAGATCTGCTTTCTCGGCGTCCGTGGTTGCCTTCGATCACGTCGAAAGCTGCCATAACCCGCAAAGCGTGTGGGTTTCGTCGAGATTTGGGCATTTCACAATTTGTCTTGATTTTTACCTGGCTCTTGGTCTTTTCAGGCGGGCCAAACCTTGCTTGATATGTCCTGCGTTCTCACCAATTGCCTCTAAGGCGCCACGAACGTTTTCACCTACTTCCACCGAGCCTTGTTGTTCCAGGCGTAGTGTGAGTTCCATCAAAGCTGCTTCAAGGGCCAGCTGATTTTCATACATCCTTTCAAGCACATCTGAGATCGAATATTCATGATCCAT